TTGGTATGTTTAACTCCTTTTGCGCGGCTTTTAACGTGCGGCTTATCTCAGCCACCTCAGCCTCGCGATTGCCGCCTTTAAAGCCCTCAATAGTCATTAACTGTAAATAATCGATTATAGCCCATTTACAACGATTTTTACGCACCTCGCGGCGCAATATCCTTACGGCTTCATGTACGCCGCATCGAGCCTTATCGTAAATCAAAATAGGTAACTTTTCGGTTTTACCTATCGATTGCTCGAATGCGTGTAGTTCGGGTTGTGTTAGGTTACCATCGCGAAGGCGTGCGCTGTTAATTAGGCTTTCTCCGTGCTGCAATATAAGGCGCTGAGCTAACTGGCTGCGATTCATTTCTAAGTTGAAATAAACACCCGGCTCATTAAATTGCACCGCGTGAAATAGTGCGAGGGCTGTTTTACCCATCGAGGGGCGACCCGCTAAGATTATAAGCTCAGGGTGAAAGCCACCGGTAAAACGATTTAAGGCGCTTAAGCCTGTGTTTAAGCCGCTCGTTTGACCTGACTGATACAAAGCGTTGCGGCGGTAATATGCCTGCCTTTCTTCGTCGGATAACTGTGCCATGTTTATGATGTTATCCGTCGGGCTACCGTCCTCGATTAAAGAGTTAAGGCGTTTTATTATTTCGGTTGCTGTTTCAACGCCACTACGCATAGTTCCAATACCTAACGCTTGCTCGGTTAGTATTGAACTAACGGAGCGTTTAATATGTTCGTCTTTTAGAATTGCAATGTAATCGTTAACGGGTTCGTTGTACGATAACTCATTGCCCCAGCTTGCAAGCTCTGAAATATTTTGCGGGGTTAGGCTTTTTTCGTTTTTGTTGTATTGTGCAATGGTTAGAAGCGTGGGTTTCTTTTCGTCTTTTATAATTGCCTTAATGAGCTTAAAACAACTTAGCGCGGTGGCATCTTGAAACAGATGCTCGCCGATTTGCGGCATTATTTCTTTATAATTTTCGTCCGCGTTTAAGCAAAGGAATATTAAAGCCTGTTCGATTTTTGGTAGTGGTTTCATGCGGTAAAAGTTGGGCGGTGGTTAGCCGCCCTGTTAAATTAAACTGAAAGAGTATATTTTCGCACTACATATTTTGAGCCGTAGCATTCAAAACATATACCTTGACAATAGTAGTGAAAAGCAGGTATAATGCCCTTACCATGACATCTTTCGCATTCGCAAATCTCTAATCCGCTAACTTTCATTGTTGCAGTATGCTTTTCTGCTACATTCGGATTTTGAAGAAATTTACCTACTTGCTTTAAAACATCATCGGCAGTAATGTAAGGCTGAATATAAGCCCTTCTAACCCAACCATACGCTTTTAATTCAACATTGAAGTTCTGTTTATTGCCGTTTGCATCAACATAATTCTTATTCGTCCAAACTTTGCCGTTTTCGCAAATTTTCACTTCTATAATTCCATCCTCTAAAACCTTATTAAGAGTTTTAACAATGTGGCTACGATTGTCGCCCTGTTCAGGTCTATTAGCGGATTTAAAAAGTTCGTTTACTAAATTTTGTGCTTTCATTGTGTAAGTGTTTAAGAGTTTGATGCAGCAAACATACAACTCTTTTTTGATTATGCAAACTTTTTCTAAATTATTTTAAAAATATTTTTTCTCATTGCATCTTTAGCCCCATCGAGGCGCGTGTTATTGTTGAGGTTTGCGGTTGTTTAGTATTATTGGTTTTATTTGGTTCGAATAAGCCTTTATAGTTACCCTCAATGCTTCGTGCGATTCCATCGAGTGCCTCCTGTTCTGTTTTATAAATTTGAGGCATTTTTTTCATCAAAGATTTAATTCCTAAAGTAGTCGGGTAATCTTTGTTCGTAATTCGGTTAATCAAAAAATCTTTAAAGGCTTCGTTTAGTTTTTCGCTTTTTTCAAAAAATGTCATACCCCTTATTTCAATAACTGATTTAAAAACCCTATTTTCTTTTTTAACATTTTCATTTACATTAACACTTACACTTACATTATCACTATCACTATCACTATCAGCTTCGTTTGCTAAGGTTTGCTTAGCAAATTTAGCATTTGCTTTTTTTGCTTGTTTTTGCTTGCCTTTGCTTAAACCACCTTTTTTACCAGCCTCTTTACGCTTTTCACAAGTAGATAAATATTTTTCTTTATCTCGGTCAAGTGTATTTTTTATAGGATTAAAAAGAAAAAATAAAGGGTTTTCAGGTGTGATTGTTTTACCTTCAATCATATATTCAAATATGATAGTAGTTAGTTCTCCAAGCTGGCTTTTATCAAGATACTTTATTGTATCCCATAAATCACAGTATAAAATAAATGATGCTTTCATTAGAAAATAATTCCGAATGTATCCTTATTGTCATCTGAAAACAACTGAATACCTCTTTGTATCCAATATGCCCGTTTTTTATACCTTAAAAGGTTTTCAATAGCGGTTGTATATTCACCATCACATTCACAAGCTCTACGCTCTAAATGTATTTGTTTCTCAATCGCTGCATTAATTAACGCTTCTTCGATTTGTTGTAAATAGTTAGTTTCCATATTAAAAAAAAGCGCCCTTTGATGGCTGCGGTGAAACCGGGCAAGCTTTTAACTTAACCCTCGCAGCCCCCAAAGGGCTTCAAATGTTTTTGAAACTACATTCGGGGTTTCACTTCCGAACATTCAAATATACAAAATTTATTGATTCAAATACTTTTCAATCGTTTCTATACATTCATCTAACCCAGAGCAAAACAATGCCTCGAAACCAGCGTTTTTAAGCCGCGTAAGGACTTCAAATTGTTCGGTAAGGTGTTCGTCTTGCTTTAGTGTTCCATCGCGCTTAAACGGCTTAAAATCGCATTTTTTGATTTCAATGAATAAACCGCTAAAGTTTCCACGCGGCGCGGCGATAAATAAATCGGGGTAGCCTCGGTGCGGGTTCATGCTTTTATGTACCCTTGCTTGTCCCATGCTCATTTTAGTACCAGCGCTAAAGTCAAACCTAAAAAGTATTTCGGGATGTTTTAGGCTCATGTAACGGGCAATGGCAGAATAAATATCGCTTTCCTTAGGCTTTCTCATATTGCTCAATAGCTTTAAAAATTTGGTGAACAACTTGCGGGACTATGGCATTTCCGCCGGCTTTGATTGATTCGTTTCGCCATTTAGGAAAGGTAATTCCGTCCAATTGGGTGGAAAGCCCATCATTTCGAGAACAAATCGGGGATTGAGTTGGGAAGGTGTTCCAGTTCCAAATCCTTTTGAATGTATTGTTGAAGGCAAATCCGATTCTCTCCCTTCCTTCCCTTTCCAATCTCTCGCTTTTGGTGTCGGTAGCATTTCGAACCTTGCCATCTGTTTCAATGGCATTTGAAGATTCACTCCTTTGTCTGCCCATTTCTTTTTGTCCTCCTCCCATTTTTGTTCGTTCCTCGCACTGTTCCAATCGAATGCTGTTGGCGTCGGTAGTATTCCCCACATCGCAAGTGTTGCAATATTTGGAGTGTGTCTCAAATGTGCATTTTTGCTTTTGTCCCCGTAAGTATCCCCTACCATTGCCGTTGGAGTAGGCAACAAACCAAACTCTATCCCTTCTGTGTGGTGCGTTGACGGATACAGCTGGAAGTACATACGGTTGTACTTCGTACCCTTCAGCTTCCAAATCAGCCTGCACCTCGTGGAATACCATCCCTCCTGACCAATTAACAAGCCCGAAAACGTTTTCGCCCACGACCCAACGCGGCTGAATTTCTCGAATCGCTCTAAGCATCTCCGGCCAGAGGTGTCGCTCATCTTCTTTTCCAAGTCGCTTTCCGGCCATTGAGTATGGCTGGCAGGGGAATCCTCCTGTAAGAATGTCAATTCGTCCTCGGTGAATAGTGAAATCTGTTTTGGTAATGTCTTCATAACTAATTGAATTTGGAAAGTGATATTTTAAAACCTTTTGTCCGAATGGATTCCACTCACAATGGAATATGTTTTTCCAACCCATCCACTCAGCGGCTAAATCAAAGCCACCAATTCCGCTAAATAAACTTCCATGTGTCATCGCTTGTAAATATTATTACAAACTATCATGTATTCAACCCGCCCCTTTAGTTCGGTTGTTTCGTCGTAAAGGTCAATTAATATGCTTCGATTCTTTTCATGGTCGTTAAATACCTTTCGATACTTAAAATTGCATTCGAGGTATTCGAAGCCGCACGATAGAACGTAAGAGGCTACGTTTTTATAAGTGTGTCCGATAAACTCGGTTAAGTCGCCGAGGTCGTTAGCGTATGTAAGCGCCTCTTTCTTGGATTTGTCCATTGATAAGTTTTATTAAGTCAGTTCGTTCAACGTTTAAAAGTATTGCTATTGATGCGGCTGGTATTGCGCCCTTATGCAGCCACCAAAACTCAGCGCACTTTAGTAGTTTCTTTTGGTAGCCTATACCGCTTTCAGGCATCCACCTAATATGCTTATCTATTTCGCGTATTAGCTGTAAATAGGAGTATGTGCCGTACTTACCTTTAGATTCCATTATGAAGGTAGTTAATGATTAAATCGGTAGCGCTTGCTATTTCAGCGTCGTTATGCCGGTATAAATACAAGTCGCTAAACTTACCCGACTTTTTAACCTTTGGCGGTACTCCGATATAGTAAAAATCTTTAGGACTCCAACCCATAAGCATCGAATACCAAACCGCTTGCACATGGTTGCAATGCGCTACCATATCGGCGGCGAAAGCCTGTATATTCTTTGCGCTCGTTGTTTTAACATCGGCAATAATACCGCGCTCTAACCAACATAAGTCCATCATTCCTTTTCCTTCTACTGTTACGCCGCCAACGGTTATCGTGTTTAGGGTAATGTATTCATGCTGCGACTTGTCGAATAGTTCGCCTAACATCGGCACCTCATGAATAGCGTTATAAACGTTTTGGGTAGTCGTTGGCATACTTTCGTATGGCTGCTCAAGTAAATCGAAATGGAACGCCGCGCCTTCGGTTAACGCCTTTTGAGCGTAGCTTATATCGCCCGTATAAAAACGTTTGATACGGCTTGCGCTAATTGCCGGGTGTTTAATGTATTCGTCGCGTGTCATTGGTTGAATGTATCAGTAAAATATTCTTTAGCTGTTTTAGAGCCTTCGGTTACACCTTCAGATTTACCAGCGTTGTACATCAGCATCATGTACTCGCGCTCAATTGCTTTGGCGGTGTCAAACGCTTCGGTTATTAGTTTACCGAAATCGATAGTAGGTACATCTTCCTCGTGATATTTGGTAAAAATACCGATTACCATATCGTAAAAATATTCTGTCGCTGTTTGCTTTTTCATTGCTTATATGTTTCGTTGTATAAATCATCAACACTATCTATTCTACCATCAAGTAATTTTTCCTCCCACAACTTTGCAAACGTCATTGTCTGCTCCTTTTCCATTGCTATGGCTTTATTAAATAATGAAATAAGTTCTTTTACATTATGGTTTTCCAAAGTATTAATTTGTTGCTTTAACCACTCAACCGCTGTTTGTTTATTTTTCATTGCTTAAATTGTTCTATTTGTTCAAGTGAAATAAATATTTGAAGCTCGAAACCTTGCTTTGCAAATAAAAGGAATTTGCCGTTTTCGAGTATGTACTCACGCGGTACGCTCCAGCTTCCGAAATCGTCAACGATGCGCACCGTATCGAAGCGCGTAGCATCTGCAATTAACTTATGATTTAAGCCGTATGCGTTGCCTTTGTTTAACAAGTGCTTTGCGCGTTTGCGTGTTACCGTTAGCGTTCGCGTTGGCATATCTATTTCGCCCACCTTGCGCTCTTTTTGTTCGTTCGCTAGCCGAATCGATAGCCGCAGGGTGTTACCCCCACGGCGTACGATTATACCATTACCGAAGCTATCTTCGACTATTGCGGTGTTATCGTCTATTTTCATCGGATTACTTGCGTTTTGTGTTCGTAAAGTTCAATGCCTGCAATGCTATCAACTCCTAAATCCTTCATCGCTTTGGGTAGCCCCTGTATTAAATCCTCAGGGTTTAGGTTGTTATGTGCGAATTGAACAGATAAAACTTTAATCCAGTCAACCTCACCAACAATGCGCGCCTTTACGGTTGTTCGAATGTTTTTAGTTTGGCTATTCTCTACCGTGGTGGCGTATAGCTTATCGGTAAACGCTGCCATAATATCGCCCACCGATTCGGCTTGCTTCATGCTGGCAGCGGCTTCGGCTCTTAACTTAGCTTCGGCGGCTTCTTGTTCAGCCTCGAGCCGTTCGTGGTATTCTACCATGCGTTTTTTAGCGTCTTCGATAAAGTCGAGTAGCGGCGCTGTGGCATCCTTTTCGAGTTTAATAAGTTCCTTTTTGAAATGCTCGAGCGGTGTGGTAACCTCTTTACGGGCGGCTTCGATTGCCTTAACTGCATCGTTAACGTCTTTTACAGCGACGTTCATTGCTGTATATTCGCTAACGTTTACAACGCTGTTAGCCTCTCCGCCTACTGAGTTGCGGGCTATTATTGCCTGAGCATTTAATACTTGAGGCGAATTAATCGCTAAGTATATTTTTTCGATTGGTATTTGTACCTTTGCAAGTGTGTTCATGTATGTTCTGTTTTATTAATGTGAGGGGCGGTGCTTTACCGCCCCTTAATTATTTAATCCCAAGGTAAGTCGTTAGCCGCTTTTTGCCCGAATATATCGTCGATGTCGGGTAGTTCCTCAAAGTTTTGAGGCGGCTGCGTTTTAGGTGTAAAATCGTTTTTAAACGTTGCCGAGGTCATGGACTTATATTCGTCCGATTCCTTAATCTTATCCTGTAAAAAGTCGGGCAGCTTTGCGAATACTTCTTGTTCGTGCGCGGTCGGGCTGTATGTGAATGCCTCGTTAATCGGTGCGGGGCATTCGTACCCCTTCATAAGCGGCGCAAAGCTGATAATGTTTGCATACGTGTTATCGCCTTTGGTAACGTGCGCAATATTTACCATGCACGTTTTACCGAGCATCTTAAAAATATCGAGCTTTGAGGCTTCAGCATCGGTTAACTTTTTACCGAGCCACGCTGAAATATCGCGGCGTAACAAAGCCTTTTCGTTCATTGATAGCGTGTAGATGCTGCGAACATAGTAAGGTTGTTCGCCTTTGCTTTCATCGAATACCGCTTTCTCGGTTGGTAGTTCAAAAAGGAATTGAACTTTTCGCTTTTTGCCGGGGAAATTTCCCCCTTGCTCGGTCGTGCCGAGGTCGATAATTTGATAGCAGCGCGCTGGGTATGAGCCTTCGGGTGCGATTTGGCGGTTTGACGTACCGCCGACGGGTGCTGTTAAAGCCATTTTAAAAAGTATTAAAGGGTTAAAAATTAAAGGTTCTCAGATTGGATAGAGTGTACGAGGTTGCGGTTAATGCCGTCGATAACCTCTATAAACAGCTCTGTGAATGCGTTGCGCTCGAGCGGCTCAAATAGTCGGTGTTCAACTGGTACGCCTTCGAATTGTTCGCGGTGGAACTTACGCGCTAAGTTTGCCGCGCCTGAATCGCAACGCGTGTAAATTCCTTTCATGCAGCCGTCGTTAACAAGCATTGTCATAACGCCGCTAAGATGGTCGTAAAAATAAAATTCTGTGTTTTGGTAATTGCGGAAAATGGTAACTGTGTCCATGTGTATAAGGGTTTAAAAGTTTAAAAAGAAAGGGCGGTTATTAGCCGCCCGTGAGGGGTTAGTTAAAGAATTTTACAATTTCAGTTAATGTGAAGTCGATAGTTATTAAGCGCTGAAATTCTTCACAAAAATATTCGCAGCTTACTCGAGTTCCTGAAATTTCTTTTACGGTTAGTATTTGACCGTTAAGACCTTTGTAGTTTGATTTTGTTTTTACTTGTGCTTTCATCGTGTGAATGTTTAAGTGTGTGATTGTTTAACACTGCAAACATACAACCTTTTTTTGATTCTGCAATACCTTTACAAAAATAAATGCAAAATAATTCATAAAACGCTGATTTTTAACGCGTCTAATTTTGCGCCCGTGCGATACCGAAACCAATAAGCGCACCGAAACCGACCTTTGCTGCCGTTGTTTCGTACCATTTTTTGCGCGGTTGCTCTATTACATAGCTGCGCAGCCCTTCGGCTACCATGTTCGGGTTATCGATTGCAACCCTTACCACGCTTTCGCGCTTACGAAACGGGAAAACACCGCGTAAAGTATCGCCTATACCTACCGAAATAGTAGCCGGTATGCTTAAAGTATCGATTTGAAGGTATCCGAGGCGGTTAATTTTGCCCGTAATACTGAACCAGCGCTCAAACTTTTGAAATTCACGCGGCAAAACAAGCGCGGGAACGCTATCACGTATATAAATCGGCTCTCCTAATTCTATTTTAGTCTTAAAAACGGTGCGCGTAATGACCTCGACCGCCGCTTTTGGCTTATCGATGCGCAATTTTTCGGTTAAGTCTTTAAGTTCTGTGATTTGTTGCCCCTGTGTGTATATCGTTAACGAATCGTTTACGTGCGTTTTAACGAACTTTTGCTCTGTTAATGCCGTTTGGGCTTGCTGATGGCACGAACGCACCAAAAACAGGCTTAAAACGGCTAAAAATAGCAACCTTTCAAGCCAAACGTAACTCAACGATGTATTTTTCGATTCTTTCACGGCATTTCGCGTTTTCGTTTAGTATTGCTTTTGCAACGTTTGGCGGCATTTCGCGCTCGGTTAGGTAAATCTTTAGAACCTTTATGAGCCGCTTATCGATTTGCTTATCATTCATATTTGGCGCGTTGCTTTTTTTACTAATGTACGCACGGCTTCGTCCAAATTTACAACCGATTCCTCTAACATTCGCAAAAGGTCGTCGCGTTCCTTTTCGGATATTGATTTATTGCCGCTAATTAGCTTTACCAAACCACTAACCGAGGTTAACGGTTGCCGTAATTCATGCGAAAGCATAAAACGAAATTCCTCAAGTAGTACCCGTTGTCGTTCGTGTTCATGCGCGCTTATGCTGGTTACATCAACAAGCTGAAAGCCGATAAAATGCACCGCGCCCATGATTGTGTAAATATTCCAAACGTTAAAGCGCTCAGATAAATTCTTTTGCTTCGTTCGGGCGTAAACCCTCGAGGGTTCGGGCTGTTTGTCTTTAGCCCTTTTTACGGCTTCTATGAGCGTTTCTTTATCCTCAGGGCTGCTAACTATATCAACTATGTTTTTCGGCTTTATATGGCTTGCGTAATGCTTAAAAAGTTCGTTAGCGCTTACTATCGTGCCGTCCGATTCGGTAACAACGTAAAATAGGTCTAAAGAATTTTCGAGTATGTACACCGTTGACACGATTGCAAATTTAAGCAATAGTGTTAAATTATACTAAATGTTTAAACGTTTCGCAAATCGGCAATAAGCGAACGCCATGCAGCGCCGCAACCCATTAAATACTTAGCAGAAAGCCACAGCGTAAAGCTAAATACAACTCCGTTTAAAAGTATATCGTAATTCATAGGCATCTCCAAATCTTGGGTATTTCTTACGGGCTGAGGTTTCGCGGTGTAGTACGTTGGGGCTGTTAACAAAGATACATCGCAGGGCTGAATAGTGTCGAATGCGGTCAAAACTATTTCGGGCTTTGCTTTCGGCTGTGCCATGACAGCCTCGAAGCTTTCGCGGTTAGCTTGCGCAAAGCTTGTATCTGCATTAGCCGCCTCCCAGCTTATGGTGTCGATGTTCACCTTGTTATGGCGCACGGTCTTTATTGTATCTCTACGAATCTGCTGCATCGCTCTTTGCTTTTGGTATGTATCCTGCGGCTATTAGTGCTGCAATTATGGCTGTTAATGTTTCGGCTGTTATCACTTTAAAGATTAGTAAAAAGATGGATACCAAAATCATCAGCGAGCCGATTGTTCCACGCCAGTGCTTGACAACAATATCTACAACTCGCCTCGGTTTGGTAGCACGTTTTCGCATGGTTTAAATTACGCGAAAGCATACCGAACGTTGGAGCAATAGTGGCTCAGAAATTACAAAGTGAGAAATACAGATTCGCTTCTTCGCGCCTGCGATTGGTTAGCCCTGTAAGCACTTTGCCCCCTGCCTTGTTCCACTTCAGGAACTCATCCAGTATGCTTGGGTCGGCTGCGTTTACTTTGGCTTTCTTCAGCAATGTGGATTTAATCAGAGCACCCGTGCCGACATTATAGCTAAATGCCACCAACGCATCGAACTGGCATTGATTCAAATTCGGTAGGTGCTTATTTACCGCCGCTTCAAACGGCTCAAGTGTAGCAAGTAGCAATTGCGTTGCTTCCTTTTCGCTTGCGAGCTTTTCACCCAGCAGAACCTTTTTGCCGTTCGGGTAGCGTGTCGAGCCGTAGCCTATCGTTGGCACTCCAGCAGGGCAGAGGTAGGAACTAAGCCGCAATCCCTCGTACTTCTTAATCAGGTTCAGACCGAGAAGCGAGGTGCTGCGCATTTAGAGAATGATGTATTGGATGTTGGCAACTGCGGTTAAAGTATCACCAGAAGTTGCAAGTTCAATAGTAAAGCTAATTTGGTCGAATGCTGTATCAGCATTTATAACTGCGCTAACTAAATTAGCATAAGGGTCTGTAATTGGAGTAAGTACACCAAACGCATCGCGAGCATTTGTAAAATTACTTGCAACAGGTGGCGCAATATTGAAGCTGCCTACTGTAATTCCAACGTCTAAGGTAATACTTAAATAATAAGTGCAAGTAACAATGTTATTTACACGGCTATACAAAGCACGCAAGCAAGTTACGGTACAATCGTTTTCGCCCGATATGGTTGCACTCGAAGTAAAATCCCCACCCCCTATATCAGGCAAACCGCTAAATAGGTTCTGCACCTCAATCTTTTTAGATTGGTTCGCAGTTGTATCCACGATGTACATGATATCCGTTGGGTCTGCCGTTCCTAACGGGGTTAAATCGGTTACTTTAACGCCTGCCATAAGGGTTGTTTTTAGTTTGGTAAATTTACAAATTATTTAGATACTCTAACGCATCTTCTGAACTATCAATTTTTGCTTGTTGTTTATCGTATTCAACCGCCCATTCTTTAACGATTTCTTCAATTTCTTGTTCTTTTAAATCAACTCTGTCAGCACCAATCATTCGGTGCGTTGGCGAATCAAATGGGTACTCTTTTCCGTTGACTATCATAGGTAAGATTCGATTATTATTTTTCCGCTTATATTACCAGTACTACACTGAAACCTTAAAGACGTTACTGCATCGGTCGCATTGTATAGACCGTGAATTGTACCGCCCACGAATAAGCCGCTATTAAATATCGTACTTATGTTTCCGTTGACTTGCTTTTTTAAGGTAGTGCTGTCAGGGTTATACAATGTATAGTTCCCGTTAAATGCTTGACCGCTCGAACCAGTTGGCATTGCAGCACCTAATAACACCATCTTAGTGTCACTTGCAGAACCAGTGTTAGCTAATGCAGTAGAAGACCCTCCAAGTATTCTGTAATGCGAGTAATTGCCTGCACCCGATTGAATTACTGATGGACTACCAATACCAACTCTATGCCATAATTCCGAGTTAGCCGTCCCGGCTGTAATATCGACCATAAAAATCTTATGGTGTGAGTAACCAACAGGAATTGGTACGTCTAAACTTGCTGCACTCGAAGCGATGTATTCATTTCGAACAAAGCCACTGGGCATTGTCGCAAGCGTTCCATCGCCTCTCACATATTGCGCTGTCGTGCCGCTTGGCGTGTTGAACTTGCCATTGAATGTAGTCCAATCCGCTGTGCTTAATGCGCCTCGATTGCTTGCGCTGGCAGTTGGTAGATTGAAAGTGTGCGTGCTGCTTGCCGAGCTTATGCCGAAGTCCGTGCCGCTTGTACCCGTTGCGAAGTTTTGCACTTGCGCGGTCAAGCCGTTTAATGCGTTTAGCCCTGTGGTGAAAGTTGTGAGTACTTGGCAAAGGTTGTTGTCCTCAGTGTGCAGCGTAATGTTTCGCCCCGATGTAGTTACGAAAATGCGTACTGCGAGCCTATCAGTTGCAGCCAATACTATCGAAGGTACTGCAAGCGCACTTACATACAAATCGACTACCGTGCCGCCTGTAATCGCTTCGGGATTTGTAGACCCTGTTGAAATTAGCGTAAAGGTTGCGCCATCGTACTTGTAAAGCTCCATGTAAAAGCTCGGGTTACCACCGCTACTCGAAGCATTGAAGTAGGTCTCGAAGTTCCAATTGCCTGAAGGGATTGCCAAAAGGTTTGGGTCGCCTGCATCGGTTATAAATTGCGCGATGTAGCCATTGCCCTGCGCGTTTGTGCGTGTGAAGTTCGTGCCCGGTCCAAGCACTGGAGTGCGGCTCATTTGAAAGTAATCATTGCCTCCAATCGTGCCCTGACTTATTGACCCGTTGAGGTAATAGTTAACCGATGCGCCACCGCCACCGCCCAAAGGGAAGTTAGCTAAAGAGCCATCTCCACGCACGTACTGGCTCACTACTCCGTTGGCAGTTATGTTAACGCTTGGCGTATTAGTTGGGTTAGCAACGTTAACGCTAAATGCAGGGTTTGTCGGGTTTGGTACTGTTGCTGCAACCGATGT